GTTGAACGTGCAGGCCCCGGGCTCGAGGATCGGTGAGGTGGCGGTGTTCGCCGTGGACGCCACCCGCGACCTCGGCTCCGCGGCGGTCGTGGCGGCGGATTCGACTGGCCGGGTCGAGGTGATCGACGCCCGTGACGGCACCTGGTGGGTCGAGGCCCGGGTCGCCGAGCTCCTGGTGCGGCACGGCGGCGTGTTCGCCGTCGACGTTGGTGGCCCGCTCGGGTACCTGGCGGACCGGGTCGACGGTGAAGTTCGCCGGCTGGGGACGAGGGACATGGCGCACGCCTCCCAGGGGTTCCTCGACTCGGTGTTCGACGGCAAGGTGCGGGTGTACCCGTCGCCGAAGCTGGACGCGGCGGTGGCCGCGGCTTCCCGCCGGCAGGTGGGTGACGGGTGGATCTGGAACCGGTCCGCGGGCGAGGACGCCTCCCCGCTGCTGGCGGCGACGGTGGCCCTGCACGCGGCGCGTGGGTTCGAGGAAGACTACGACGTCGCCGATTCGTTCTACTGATGGGGGTCGTTGATGCCGTGGGCTCCTGAGCAGATGCGGGCGGCGCCCCGCCCACAGAAGACGGAGCAGCGGGCGATCACCGATGTCCCGTGGGTGCCGTGGGACATCGGTGGCCCGTCCCGGGCTGCGGTGACCCAGGCCCAGGCGTTGCGGTTCGCCCCGGTGTACGCGGCGGTGCGGCACATTGCCGATACGATTGCCACCCTGCCGATTGACTCGTTCCGGCGGATCGACAACAACCGCCGGGAGCCTATGAACTCCCATCCGTTGCTGTTCCGGTTCCTCACTGACGACGGTGCCCTGGTCGACTGGTTCACCCGGTGTCTCACCTCGTTGGCGTTGCGGGGCAATGCCGTCGGCCTGATCACCGACCGCGACGGGATGGGGTTCGCCACCGCGGTCCTGTGGCTCTCGATGGAGGAGGTTTCAGTCGACGACTCCGGGCCTAGGCCAAAGTGGTTGGTCAATGGTGCCGAGGTGGGGCGCGACGAGATCGTCCATATCCCGTGGATCACAGTCCCGGGCCGCACCCTGGGGTTGTCACCGATCGAGTCGTTCGCGTTGGCGGTCGACGCCGGCGTGGCGGCGCATGAGTTCGGCACCGGCTGGTTCGACGCCGGCGGTGTCCCACCCGGTGAGTTTAAGAACACGGCGAAGACGTTGTCCGCCGAGGACGCCCAGTTGATGAAGTCTCGATTCCTGGCGGCGGTGCGTACCCGCTCCCCGATCGTGTACGGGCAGGACTGGGAGTCGAAGTGGAACACGATCCCACCCGAGCAGGCCCAGTTCATCGAGACGATGAAGTTCTCGGCGAACCAGGTGGCCGCCATCTACGGGATCGACCCCACCGAGATCGGCGGGGAGGCTGCCAACGCCCTCGACTACAAGAACGAGGAGCACCGGCAGATCACCCGGATGCACAACCTGCGCCCGTGGATGGTGAGAGTGGAGGCCAAGTTGTCTGCGGAGCTCCCGGAACGCCAGTTCATGAAGTTCAACGCTGATGCCACGATCCGCGCCGACACCCTGTCGCGGCATGAGGTGTACCGGTTGGGTCGCAGCATCGGCCTGTACTCGATCGATGAGCTCAGGGCGTTGGAGGATCTGCCGCCGCTGCCTGGTGGGGCCGGCAAGGACTTCGCCCCACTGCAGACAATGCAGCAGCAACAGCAGCCGGCGGCGCCGCCGTCGTCGAACGGAAAGGTAACCCAGGAGGTGCCGGCATGAGTGGATTGACGGTTGAACGCCGGTATACCCCGGTGGTCGTGGAGCTGCGGGCCAGGGGTGACACACCGAAGATCGGCGGTTACGCCGCCGTGTTCAACAAGCTGTCCGGGAACCTCGGCGGGTTCGTGGAGCGGGTCGCCCCGTCGTTCTTCAACAAGTCGCGGGGCGACGGTTGGCCCGATGTGATGGCCCGCTACAACCACGACGACAACATGCTGCTCGGCACCACCGGCGCCTCGACGCTGCGGCTCGAGGTGGACGAAACCGGGCTCCTGTACGAGGTGACCCCGCCGTCGGCCCGCGCCGACGTGGTCGAGCTCGTGGAGCGCGGCGACGTCCGCAAGTCGTCGTTCGCGTGGGAGGTGCAGGGCACCGTCGACGACTGGGACGTGACCGACCAGGGGTTCCCCCGCCGCACCCTCATCTCGGGGCGTCTGGTGGACGTGGCCCCGGTGAACGCACCCGCCTACGAGAACACCACCGCCGACGCCCGGTCGGTGGCCCTCCGGTCGCTCGCCGTGAAGGTCGACGCCGACATCGATGAGGTGTTGGCTGCCGCCGCCGCGAACGAGCTGCGGCGCTTCTTCGTCCGCACCGACGGCGGTGCCGGCCCGAAGCCCAACACGTTGGGCGCCTCCGCGGTGGCGACCCTCCTGGCGAACCGCCCCGACTGACAGATCACCGGACGCCGGTGGGCAGACCGACAGTCACCCACTGACGCCCGTCGCACCCGTAGGGGTGTACCCATACCCGGACGCAGGCCGACAGCCACGCCCACACCAAGCACCAAAGGGGTGTGTCTCATGAACGAGACTGTGAAGCGGCTCCAGGAGTCGCGCAACCGTGTCTGGGAGCAGGCCAAGGCGCTCGCCGACCAGGCCGCCGACGCGAACCGTTCGTTCTCGGCGGAGGAGGAGTCGACGTGGCAGGAGCTCAACGCCGAGCTCAACCGGTACGACGAGCGGATCAAGTCGATCCTCGCCGGTGAGCAGCGGGCCAAGGACACCGAGGACGCCATCGCCAAGATCGATGGGCGTCCGAAGGATCCCGACCACGTTCAGCAGGGCGACCAACTCGAAAAGGAGATCCGGGCGTTCCTGCGCGGTGACCCTGGGTCACCCAATGCGATCGAGATCAGGCCGACCCGGACGGCTCCCACGTCACAACGTGACCTGTCGAAGCTGACGGCCGCGGCCGGGCTGAACACGGTGCCGACGTCGTTCTACGACCAGCTCCAGGAGCACATGATCGAGGTGTCGGGTGTCCTGCAGGCAGGGCCGACGGTGCTCAACACCTCCGGCGGCGAGGTCATCCAGATCCCGAAGACGCTGACGCACACCGCCAACCCGGCGATCGTGCTGGAGACCGGCACCATCCTGGAGTCGGACCCGACGTTCGGTCAGGTGTCGCTCGGTGCGTTCAAGTACGGGCGTCTCGTCGACGTGTCGCGGGAACTCGTCGAAGACACCGGCGTTGATCTGCTCGGGTACCTGGCGAGGTCTGTGGGCCGTGCCCTCGGCAACGCCTTCGGCACGCACCTGATCACCGGCACCGGCACCACGATGCCCCGCGGCATCGCCCTGGACGCCGGCGCAGGTGTCACGGGTCCGGTTGGTACGTCGGTCGGGTTCGGCACTCAGTCGACGGTGGGCCAGGGGTTCGATCTGCTGATCTCCCTGTACTACTCGGTCATCTCCCCGTACCGGGCATCCAGCTCGTGCGCGTGGGTGATGAACGACACCACCGCGTCGCTGGTGCGGAGGATCAAGAACACCGACGGCACCTACGCCTGGCAGCCGTCGCTCACGGTTGGTGCCCCGGACATGATCCTCGGCAAGCCCGTCTACGTCGACCCGTTCGTCGCCTCCCCGGGGGTGTCCACGGAGTCGATCTTCTTCGGCGACTGGAGCACGTTCTTCGTGCGCTATGCCGGAGGGGTTCGCTGGGAGCGCAGCGACTCGTTCCGCTTCGATAGCGACATGGTGAGCTTCAAAGGCCTGATTCGTGCCGATGCGGCACTGGTCGACCTGACCGGCTCGATCAAGTCGTTCACCCACAGCGCAACCTGATCCACTGGACTCGGGAGGGGCGGGACCATCCCGCCCCTCCCCCCTACCCGCTCACTAGTTAGGAGGCGCCGTGAAGGTGCGGATGTTGATGGACATGTCAGGCACCCACGACGGTGAGCCGTGGCCACCGGCGGGCGGGACCGTCGACTTGCCGGAGCTGCAGGCAGAGAAGCTGATCGCCGCCGGCCTCGCCGAGAAGTGGCGCAGCCACGACAAGAAGGAACCGGAGAAGCCGAAGGGGTTGACGAAGGCGAAGGTGGAGGCGGCGACGCTCGAGCCTGAGGTGGAGTCGGCGGATGCCCCGGCGGTGCCGCCGAAGCGTGGCCCCGGTCGACCGAGGAAGGTGCAGCCATGAGCGGGTTCGTTGACACGATGGAGCAGTCGATACTCAACCTGTTCTTGCGCACCACCGCCTGGACGTTGCCGGCGGCTCTGCATTTCGGCCTGTCGACGACCACGCCGACGGAGGCGGCGGGGAACTTCACTGAGCCGGTGGGCAACAACTATGCCCGGGTGTCGGTGACCCGTGGCACTGGTGAGTTCAACGCGGCGTCGGGCACTGCCCCGGCGGTGGCTGATAACACGAACGTGATCCAGTTCCCCACCCCGTCTGGGTCGTGGGGAACGATCACCCACATCGGGGCGTATGAC